GCTTCAGTACCAAGGGTTTTATGGTCAATTTTACCACCAACAGGTCGTTACACTAAGGCTGCTGTTCTGCACGATTATTTGTATTCTAATGCTTCACATTTAGACCTGAATAGAAAACAATGTGATAAGATGTTCTTACAGGCTATGGAAATACTAGGTGTGAAAAAATGGGTTAGAAATACTATTTATCGTGCAGTCAGAATCTTTGGTAAAAATTATTTCCGAAAAGATTAGTTTGGATTCCTCATAGAGGTCAGAATTTTATTTTTCAAATCAACTGATAAAGACGAATTTGGATCAGTAATATCATTTAATAAAAACCCATTTACGAAACCTTTAACTGGTATATCATCAGCACTAGAATTTACAATTAATCTAAAATCAGAATTTCTAGGTACAATAAATAAATATGGAGAACCTTGAATTATATCAACATTAGATGATGCTGTTCTTAAACTACCTTCTAAACCCATTGGTAGCCATACACCACCTTCTTCACGATATTCAACATCGTAATCAATTAATGCTGTGCTACCAGATGCTTTCTTAGCATTTATACTTACCTCATTTATTACAAAAAAATCATAATAACTTATACTTGATGCACATTTTCGTGATTGATTTGTGTCACCATAAAGTTTAACTTTTGCATCAGTTTGAACAACACCATTTGTAACTGTAACACCAGCAGCAGAATACACAGCAATATTACCAGCAATATCAAGTGGTTCATTACCATAGCTAACTTTATTAACTTTATATCTAGTAACTCTACATAATGATCGAGATAATTCTACTGGTGTTAGACCATTCAGGGTTACAGACTGAACTGTAAATATTTTCCTAAAATTAGAATCATAATAATGACCTTGAATTTCTAAAGATTGTACATCGTTTTCATCATCTGATACTATATGAGTAATATCGTTTGTAGTAGAAAAAGTTTCATTTATAACAGAACCCTGGAATTTAGCTACTGTTGTATCAGCACCATTATCTGCATTCAATGTTTCACCGAATTTTCTTAATGTTTTAGGTTTGCAATATGTCATAACTCCAAACGAATTATAAATATCTGAAATTGCCTGTTGAACATCCCAATTATTTGGGTAAGCCGCACTTACTGGTACATTCAAACCAGTTGGAAGTTGTATAGTATTCATATCAAAATTATATTCTAGTTTATTAAATCATCCAAGTTTCCTTGCCAAAGTGGTCGAACCAATTTATAGGCTTCTTCTATATACCACTCATAATTAATATAACTTTTGATAGTATTAATATCAACGATAATGTCATTCACAACCTGTACTTTTTCCCCATCATTGATATTTATGATTCTCTCACGATCAGCAATACCTAACTTCAAACGTCTGTCAAGCATTATGTTGAAATCTCTAATTTGGGCTGGTGTTCTTGCAGCAGCACGGTAATCTTCAACCGATTTAGTTTGTTTAAGTGGTGGCATTATTTTAACCAAATTTCCACCATCTTTTGACATATAATATCGACTGATATTTTGAGTAGATTCAACGTGATCCTCATACTCCACCAATAATCTACTATTTCTTGGTACATTTGTTCTAAGGAAAAAATCAAACATATTTTCATGATTTTTGATAAAATCTTCAATGTTTGTACCATTTATTAAGTGAGATTCTACTGCTTTTTGTACAATTAAGGCGGATTGATCTTGGTGAAGCTCCCTTTCATATTCATACTTACCTTTTCGCTTCAATTTTCCATTAGTATAAAGACCAATATAATTATTAACATCACGAATGAACATTTTCTTATAATCAGCCCTTTCTAGCTGTAAACCAGTTCTAGCTTGCCAATCTGAATTTAACTCTTCAACATCATCAATCCTTGATCTAGGTACTTTTACTGTTAAACCATCAGTATTAATTTGAATAATTTTAAGACCTTTTACTGTCATGTGCATTTCTGCCAACATACAAAGCATTAACTGACCATTCAAAGTGATTGTCATTGTGTATTGTGGGTCATAAAATGGGCTATATTGATTGTTAGAATCACCATAAACCCCATTTAGGGCTAATTTCAACATTGCATTCTCTGGTGTACCTTTAGCGTGTTTCAAACGATCTTCTTTTAACGTAGCATAAATATCACAGAATTTACTGGTTAGATGTTCAGGATAAACACGATTTTGAATAGCAATTGATGGGTAGAGTGAAGTAACATCATAATCAATAATTGCAAAATCTTCATCTTCTTCAACTATAGTTGATTCTACTGATCCGTGAATACCACCAGTACCAAAATCAAATTGGAATCCGTCAATAACACAATTTAAGTTTTTTACTTTACCTTTAACCTTCTTCAGATTAGCATATTGGTGTAAATCACCAAGTGATTCTTCTGGGATTTCTGTAAAAACAGCTTTTGTAGTTTTGATAACCTGTTTTGCTAACCAATTTCCTACGGCCTTAAATTCAGGTCTATTGAACTTTATACATGGGAAAAATAGATCTCTCACCACCATTTGGGATCTCCAAGTTTGTACTGGTTTTCTACCATCTTTCGTTATTTTAAAACAATCAACATCAGCATTTTCAAGCTCCATGATAAAATAATCTTTACCAATTTTTGTATCATTATGATTCAAGAAATTTTTGTCATATTTTTTGGTCAATTCTTCACGAAATTTTATCATATCAGCAGTTTTATGATATAATTTTGCTGTTTCTTTCACATCGTGAATATTATATTTTATGAGTTCATTCTTTTGGGATTCTGTCAGAATTGTACCTGGTTTATAAGGTAAGTCCTGAATTTTGCTAGAACGCATATTAAACTCCAATTTTTTTAATGAAGTTGCTCTAGCCATATTATCAAAATGATGAATTTTGAATAAATCAATTTGCGGTACTTCATGGGCATTATCCCACACCATAGACAGGAATTTATCATCTTTTTCCATATCAAAAAACTTCTTGTTAATTTGATACGCTATATCAGCTTTGTCTTTACCACTTAATGACCTCATTGGATCATATTTTAACATCTTATGGATAATTTGATAATCGTAAGCATAATTATTAAAACCAACCCATCTCACCATGTTATCTTGAGATTGCTTAATAAATGCTAAGAATTTATCCCAATCATCAGCCCACTCTGACACCTCAAAAGTTACTAAGTTACCACTTTTTGGTTCTAGGAAGGTTGCACACCATACATTGGGAAAAACCTCAATATCCCACACTAAATCTCTACTCATACGTGTCTCCATGCTTTATTTGATAAAATCAATCCTATTACTCTTCTGCTAACTTTATATTTCTCAGCTAAAAACTTACGAGTTATTACATATGGTACATATTCCTTTCTTATGTTAATAACGTCATCATTTGTTAATTTAGCGTTAATATTATCTACCCCTAATGGGGTATTAGATCTTCTTCTACCTTTATTTGTCATATCCTTTAGGTTATCTTTTTGTGTTCCAATAAATAAATGACGAGGGTTTACGCATTTTACATTATCACAATTATGACAAACATTATGTTTAGAAGGTATCTCACCTTTGTAAATCAACCAAGATGCTCTGTGAGAACCTGTTACCTTACCGTTTTCCAACATGATATTACCATACCCATTCTTGTAACATGACCCTTTCCACTCCCAACAATCAGTAGAAGGGTTGATTTGATATTTTGTGCTAAAACGCTCAAGTAAAGATTTCTTCTTTCTGCTCATATTAGATACCTAAACAAAATCTATAATCGCTATATTCAGAATTAACTTGACGACAATGTTCACGTTTACTCATTGCGATTGTGAATAATCCATATACTGATAGCATCAGGAATATTGTAAAAACTGAAGATTGTATAAAATTCTTAATCATAATAATTACCTTTATTTAGTTGGTTTAATAGATTTATAAGCTTCGCTCATTTGCAGTTTCACTTCTTCAAGTGCTTTAGCTCTAGCGAAAGTAATTTGTGATGGATCATCAATTTCGATAGTACAAGACCCATCTATTCTCATTGATTCATAATTACCAAGATTAATAGTGCGTGATGCACCAACAGTAATTTGTTTGATTTTATATGGTGCAAGTTTAGTATCAAAAACACTCAATTCTTTATTTTTCATGATCTACATTCTTTTTACATTGAACACAAATTTCTTTGTATTTTGGGTCAGTTGAAACATCATTTTCTTTACGAAAGAATACCTTTTGGCATCTGTCACAAGTTTTAGTTACAATTTTAGGATTTGACATTTTTCCTCTTTTTAATTTCATCATTAATATACCATCTGGCTTTCTCCAAATCTTCCATAGTGTTCTCTTTCAGATCTGCACGCCAGATGTATTTGATAGCATTACCAAGATTAAAACCCATGTGTCTTGTAACCTCAATACATTCAATACCTGATGGGTGATTGGTATAATGCTTAGGATGATTCACGTTATCTTTAGACATAAGGATGATGTTCTAATTTATATCCATATGGAATCTCATTCCACCAATATTGTAATAATTCTTTCAGATTCTTAGGATATTTTGGGAATTTTTCTCCAATAGTAATTGTTTCCAAAATATCCCCCTCTGAATCTCTTTTATTAAATATTATCATTGTAATAAATCCTCAACGGTGTTGATGGCATCTTCGTAGGTTTCTAGTAAATAATCTTCTTCTTGAAGTTTTTCTTTCTCTTTTTTCCTACGTTTAACAACAGTTTTCAGGGTTTTAGTATCAAAACCTTCTGCTTTCAGGTTGTCATAAACATCTTTGATATTATCAGCTATTGCCTGTTTTTCACACTCAAGATGTTCAATATTTCTAACAGCATCTTTTAAATGTTGTTTGGTATTATCACCAATTTGTTTATCTAATGGATCTGACATTTTAATTCCAAATATTAAGTTGATTATATTTAACTTTGTCTATAAGATTATAGACGAGTTGATAAAGTAAAGCAAAAGGGAAGAAGTAGAAATACGACTTCCCTTTTGTGATTGTACTAATCGAATAGAGCATCTACTTGACTACCTGCTTTAGCAGCAGGAGCAGATTCAATTTCCGCAGCACCTTCAACAGCACCAAATTCATCTTCACCTTCTGGTTTAACGAATCCGATTGGCTCACCTTTTTCTAAATACTGAATGTTTTGTAATCCTAAGAATACACCTTTGTTTTCAGGATTTTTAGACCAGTATGGGTTCAATGTAGCTCTGATAATAGAACCAGAGGTTATTACACCTACAGCTTCTTCTTGAGACATTTTAGTACCATTTGGCCATACGAAATCAGGAGTTGATTTATCGGCTCTAGCAGAAGCACGGATTAAAACCCATCCTTCATATTTATCACCAGCTGGTTTTCCACCTTGAGGTTTATCATTTGGATCAACAAAACGTCTTTCTACCATTTTTTTAGCTTGATCGGCAGTAAGATCATTTTCCAAAGCAATTTCAGCCATCTTATTTTTCAAGATTTTTAAATCGACTTCTTTTGGATCAACACAAAGCTCAAGAGTATATTTCAAGTTACCGAATTTATCTTCATGTGCTTTAGTT